CTAAGCCGTCTGATAACGTGTTTTATCGAAGTCGGTTTCTGTTTTATAAAGATTAAATGCAACGACTAAAATTTTTCTCATCAATGCGCCGATGATCAGCATTTTGGGCTTTTTGGCTTTTTTCAGCCTGTTTGTGAATGCTGGAAAGTAGTTGTTTTTGAATGCGACTAATGCGGCCATGAACAGGGATCCGCGTATTCTTCGGTTTCCGTATTTGGTCATTTTGCTTTTTTTGTTGACGCTTGTCCCTGATATGTTTTGATGCGGATTTAATCCGGCATAGGCTGTAAACTGCTTTGCGTTTTCGAATGTGCTGTTAATAAGGTAGCTCATTAGCGATATGGCTGTTGTTTTGCCTACTGACGGTATTGTCTCTAACCGTTTTGTCAGCTCTTTCATTTTTTTGTCTGATTTGATTGTTTGGTCGATTTTCTTTTTTACTGCATTTAGATGGTTTTCAAGTTCTTTTAGCTGTTTTTCATGTATTTTCTGTACAAATGAATCTTTTGCTGCTTTGATTCTATTTTTTTGCGATGTCTGTTGTTCTAAAAGTTGGCTTTGAAGTGATAGCAGTCTTTTCAAGCTGTATTGCTATTCAGTCGGTTTTTCTCTCTTTGGCAGCTCTTCTATTAATGCTGTTTGGCAAAACTCTGCGATTAGTTTTGCGTCTTGTTTGTCGTTTTTGACTCTGCTGAATCGCTTTTGTGCATAGGCTTTGATTTTTAGCGGGTTTATTACTGATACGTGGTATTCTTCGGCCAAGCAGTCTGCGGCCTGTTCGTAGTAGTTTCCTGTTGCTTCCATGCATACGTATATGTCTTTTTCTCTTTTTGCCGATATCCATTCTTTCAGGTTTTTGCAGCCTTGTTCATCGTTGCTGAATTTTCTGTAATCGGTTTCGCCGTTGATTATGGTAACGACATCAAATGTTTTTGCGGATATGTCTAATCCTACTGCGTTTCTCATGTTAATTTTCCTTACGATTCAGGCTTTAATGCCTTTGATGTTTCTCAATTTCAAACATAAGAAAACCGCCGTCCTTATCTTTCTTTCAATCTTGCGATTAGGAAGTAATCAGGTTCGGCGGCTTTGTCGTCGGTTAGCTATTCCGAGACGTTTGAAGTATATCAGAATCGTATGAATTAATTTTTTGTATTTGCTGGTTTATTTAAAAATTGCTGTTGCGACCCGCTGCATTGTGTTTTTTTACTGCTTTCAGTCCGGTTTTCGCAGGCATGGGGTTTGTGTGCGATTGGAGAACAACCGATAAAAAGGTGCAAGGGGGTATTCATAAAGATTTGGAAAAAAGCACTCCAAATCTTTACAAAACTTCCCCCTTGCACCTTTTTATCGGCCGTTCTCTGTCAAACGCCCCCCCATACCTCAGCGAAAACCGGACTGAAAGCAGTAAAAAAAAACAATTCCGCTAGATATTTTCCCCCGCCCTAGCTCCTCCGTCCTGAAGGGCTGGGAAAGGTTTCTGAAACTCAAACAGGCGCGGCAAGCGCGGAAAGGTAGATTGATATGACTTAGATTTGATGATATGACAATTTGTAGAGCGGTGGGGATAAGCAAAATCCCCGAGCGCGAACTAGGGGATTTTTGCATTCCTGCCAAGTTTTAAACTTTACAGGAAATTTTAAAATGCGAATTACCGTTAGCCTCGGAAAACTGCATTTGACTGTATCGGTAGATACGCGGTTTATTCTATCCGTGTTCATGCTGTTTAGTCAATAACCCACGATTAGAAGGCCGCCATGCAGCGGCCTTTCTTAATTCGCTGCGCCGACAACCGCGCCGCTTTGCGGCTCGAACTTCGCGCCCGCTTAGGACGTTGTAGGGGCTTTTTGCGCGTTGTTTGCGCTGTTGTCCTGTTCTTTGTATGGATTAAAGGGTAGGCCGTTTCTTGCGTACTGTTTGCACATTTCTTTTGTTACTTCTTCCAGCGGTGTTGCTTGATCGCTGTAGCAGGTGCAGCCGGTTTTTCCGCCTTCGATACATGCGGCGATACGCTCATAGGTTTTGACTTGGCGGACGTTGTTGTAAATCGGTTTGGATTCGGGTTTTTCGGCCAACGTCGGGATAAAATCGTCTGCTTTCAAATCCTGATTGATTTTTTGTGATTGTACTGCTGTATTTAAATCTGCTTCTTTATTTATCGGCTCTGATGCTGAAACTTGTGATGTTGTTTCAAACTGTTCTGGATTTATGGCTTTTTGTGATATTCCATAAACTGTATAGATTTTCCAGCCGATAAATCCGATTATCAGAATTAAAGCCCAAACGGCCAACGGTACTTTTTTCTTAAATTTGATGTGCTGGCTTGATGATTTGTAGTATTTAAATGCTTCTTTGGGCGGTGTGAAATTCTTCGATTCTGTATTTGAAACAGCTGCGGGATTTTCTAAGCTGGTTACGCATTTGTACCACGAATATTGTTTTGTTCCTAATGCTTTTCTTTCTAAATGGATGTGCTTGGATATCAGGTTTCTAACGAAGATATCAAGCTGCTGCGGGTGTTGTGTCATCATGATAACCGTATGGCCGTGATGTCTTAATTCTGTTAATTCTTGAATATAAGGCGGTACGGCTCGGCCTGATGATCTTACCGGATAGGTATAGTGTGCTTCGTCTACTATCAGAACCGCGCCATCAGGGATGATGTCTCTTAGCGGCGCGGACATGATTTGTTCTTCTGTTAGTTCGTGTGCGTTGAACTTTTTTGCGTCTAGTCCGTCGATATGGCAAAAATATAAGGGCCTATCTACTTCTGTTCCGTCTTCGAGTTTCATTTTAAACAATCCGTCTTCGTTGTTTAAAATCATTGAAACTGCTTTTGATGTTTTGCCGGTTCCCATGTTGCCGGTAATCAGATAAATCATTTTTATCCTTTCGGTAATACTGTTGTCAGTTTGTTCAATGCTTTCATGCTTACCCAAAAAGAGAACGCACCGAAAAGATAGTTAAAACCTGTTCCGAATCCGCCTATCAGTAGAAGGTTATAAATGTCTTCAGGCATGGAGTTTGCCGCATTTAAAAAGTATTCTTTGAATTTATTCAATGCGACAATATAGCCGGCGAATGATACAAACGTTAGTCCTGTTGCAATGATGATCTTTACTATCAGCATTCTTAACAGAAATGCGATTAATGGAATTAGAGCAGCCGGCATTTTATTCCTTTCTCAATGATCCGAATGTGATAAACGCGGACATGATGATAAAACCGAGGATAACGGCAAATCTGACGTTTTCCATTAATATACACAATGGCTGATAACTGACGTTAAACGCTTTTCCGAAAACGTGGAATGTTTTGTCTTTCGGACAAACTCCGCTTGACGAAAACATGTTATCGGGCGACCACGTTTCTTCATTTACGGCTTTGGGTATGGCTATGCCTTCAAAATCGTTTTCTGAAGGTTCGCCCATATCTGCACAGGCTAAGATTGTAGGAAAGAGATCACAGAGCAATCCGCCGTTTCCGTCTGGTTTCTTTTCTTCTCGCCGATCTTTCGGGCTTTCGTTCGGGCTTGGTGTTTCGCCCGGTGTGGGCGTGGGTTTGGGATTGTCTTGATCTGCTTCGCGCGGGTTTTCTTTTTGCTTTGGATTGGTTTCGGGCGTAGGCGCTGGATTCGGCTTGATTTCGGGTGCTTCTGCGCTTCCGGGTGTGAGATCGGGACGCTGTATCTCTTCTACCGATGCCGTTGTGTTGCCTTGTGCGTCTTGGCCGAATGTGATTTTTATCTGCTTGGGCTTTCCGTCTTCGCCTGTTACGGGGCCGAGCATTACGATTTTGCCGTTTTCGATTTTGACATCTTCCTTGTAGCCCGGAAAGCCTGTTGCTTTGATAAATCTGTCGGGATTGGCATCGACTTTTAAGGATAAAATCTCTTCCAGCTTTTTGGCATCCATTTCTTCTTTGTATTTTGGATCTCTTGAAAGTGAAAAATTGATAAAACCTCTATAATCATCTCCTTTATGAACTGAACAACCTCCGCCGTTCCAGCCGAATTCACAAGGTCCGAAATTGTAATTTTGTAACTAACCATATCAGGACGATTTCTTAACTTTTCCCAATACTTTCTGCCGAGAATTTCCATTCTGGCTTCCATCAGTTCTTTAACTTCTGGGAATCTGCTGTAATCTGACATAAGGCGCATAGTCGAACTGTCGACGCCATAGCAGGAATCATTTACCAACTTTTCATGGGGGTAATCTCCCACCCTGTACCAAATGCAATTACTATATTCGTAGCCTTTTACAAATTTATCGGTTTTGGGATCGTATTGATAGCCTTGTTCCTGAATGTCTTCTTTAAATGTTTCGTAAATGTCGTGAGCTAAAAGGGCAGTGCCGACATAGGGAACTGCCCTCGTGCTGAATTTCGCGCCTAAGCGGGCGAGTTTGCCGACCCCTGCCAAGACTCCGGCGCGGGAGACGGTACTTTCTATTGTTGCGGGGAGAGTGGAGGCGGAGCGGAGTCCGGTGGGAGTGTGTTCGATGATGGCCGGTTCTATTCTTCTAAAACCAAAGAAGTCGCCGCCACTGCTTCTAGAAAATCTATCGACAACATCTTTATTTGCATCCCAAATTACATTAACTGAAGAATTAGGAATTTTAACAACTTTCAAATTTTCATTTGATGAAAAAGCATTAATCGGGAAATAAGCTAGAGCAATCAACGCTATCAGATGCACATTGGAAATAGTATTTTTCTTCATCTTTTTCCTTAACTCGTTTTATTAAAATTGTAGAGCCATCTGGAAAAGAAAATTCCCAAATATCATTATAAATTTTTCTATTCCAAAAATGTGAAAAACATTCAATGACACTTACAGCAGATTTTGAAACTTTTCCAAACTCAATAAATTCATTTCTCGCAATTAAAGACATCGGCTTATTAAAATATTTAGATGCAGCCTGATACTTATAAAGAGCCAATTGCGCTTCAGTGATAAACATGATTCCAACTTCCTTTTTTGTTGTTCGGAAGTAGGATTATCTGCCTAACCGTTTTGAATATCAATCCTTGAACAGGATGGCGGCGATGATGATCGGAACGGAAAGACCGACATAAAAATAAAAATCCATCATCTCAAGAGCCTTTTAATCACGATTACGAAATAGACGGATGCCGCGATTCCGAAAATCAGCCAGCCTATATACATGCCGTCTTTCAGGTTTTCGGACGGGTCGCATTCAGGTAAATCGGCCTTGATGATTTGGCCGTCTATTTTCCAATCTTTGCCGTTGTATTCGGGTTTTATGATTTTCCCGTCTTCAGTTATTTTAGGTACTACCAAGCTGAAATAGACGTTTTCGGCCTGATGCTGCTCTAAACACTGATTTCCAACTTGGTAGTACATTTTGCCGACCTTATCGCATTACACGTTTTACAATCGCGATCACAAACAGTGCCGCGAATACGCCGATAACGAGCCAACCGGCTTCCAGACCGTCATTTTTTGCGCCTTCTAATGCTTGTTTTGCAGGTTCGGGCAATGCTGCATAGGTATTTGCTGCCAGTGCGAACGGAGCAGCTGCGAAAGCGGCGATTTTCGCGCCGTATTTTTTCAGGTTATTCATGAATTTCATGATTTTTTCCTTAGTCGGTTAAAAAAATGGTTTTGCGGGCTTTGTGAAGGTTTTACAGACCGCCCGCCGAGCCTGTTAACTTTTTATTCTTCTCTGATGTATAAGCTGAAAATCTGAAAATGTCCGCCAATCTCTTCTAATCCGGCATTGAATGCGTCTTCATAGTTTTCATACTGTCCGGCTTCTTTCAGATTTTGGGTAAATCCAATATCGCCTAACTGATTGGGGAAGATGAATTCATAGTTTTCCAGTTCCTGAACAATAAATTTTTGCTGATAGCTGCTCATATTCCGGACTTTCTGCCTTAGGCTTTGGTCGCCGCGCCTTTCACTTCAAAATCAAGCAGCTTGGGTACTAAGCCTTTGCCGGTAGATTCCATTGCGACGGTTACATTTACGGAACAGGGGAATTTGAGGTTTTTCAGCCGATCGAAATTGTGGCTTTCGCCAAACTTCATGCTGGCGGCGGTAAAACCTACGCTGTTGCCGTTTGCGGGCATAGGGGTTGCTACCAGTACGGTACAGGTATCGATTTTGTTGCCGTCAATCTCACCTTTAAACTGTTTTGCGCCCAAGAGTGTGGCGGGATAGTTGATTACTTGTAATTGATCAAACATGGGTATTTCCTTTCTTTGATTTATAGATATTTCCAGTAGTCTAACTGGTCTGATATTTGATACTGCTCTTTGTCGTAATCGCGCTCATGCTGTTTATGCCTGTCTTGCGGATACTCGTATTGCTTTTCCTGATTTAATTCAAACTCTAAGACTTCGATATTCAGGGCGTTTATGGCTTTTTGCTCATCATGGATATAAAAAACACTGGCTTTGCTGCTGTCGTATTCTTCGGGCTGGAGACCTTTGGGATAGCCTTCAACGCCATTAGTTAGGTCTTTGACGATATCTTCGGCCGTCCAACCGATGTCTTTTAAAAAATTGACCCATTTGCCGACTTGCTGCCTTGCGTAAAATTGTTTGTGTTCAAACGTGAGATTGACCTCTTTAACCGTTGAATCCATGCGCTTGGCTTCGCATTTGAATATCTGTTCACAGACGGGATACGCTCCGCCAAGATACGAACCGGCATGAATCAGTATGTCTATGGGGACTTCTATATCTCCGTTTCTGAACTCTGTTTCAAATCGAACCCACGGGCTTGATTTATCGCCTAGCTGTTTGCCTTTTTCGTAAATCCTTGTGTATTTGGCGTTTCCGCGTTTGCCGATGTAGAAGCTTTTGCCGCTGCCGTCTTCGTGTCTCCAAGCAACGCCTTTACATTCGCTTTTCGGGCGGACGTTATGGCAATCAAAAAGGCCGTTATCGTGGTCGGTTAAAGCGTGCTGGGGCGTGTACTCTCCATTGAAAAAATCATGTGATACGTCAACCCTTGTTATTTTTGGCCGGACACACTTTTGCAGAAATTCATAAAGCCTGTTTTCCCAACCGGGTTTTGCTGCTGTGCAGCCGGTGCCGTTCAGCTCTACAAGTATGGTTTCTCTTTGGCCGCCGTAGTGGACTTTGCCATACTCAACATTTTGCGGGCCGAGCTGATAGCAGGACTTATAGAAAAATTTGCCTTTGTAGGGCAGTTTTGCACTGATGCCGAAACCTAGAATTTCCTGCAGCAATTCGCTGTACTTTGCGAGGTACTCGGCATCTGTTACATAGGCTTTTTGGGTTACTTTGGGTATGGATTCCTCATGTATCGTAAATGTGATCTGGTCGATGAATGCACCGTCTTCCCTGCCGCGTCTTAGCGGAATTTCTATCAGACGGCCTTTACCGTCGGTTACGTATTGGGAAAAATATTCAAATTCGACTTGATGCGATTCAAGAATTTCTATGGGCTGTTCCCCACCCTGCAGATTAGGGTTTTTTTGCTCCCCCCCTATTAGCCTAGGGGGGCATTCGACGGCGTGGGTCGTCTGCGGCGCGCAAGGCGCGCCCACACACGCCCCCGCCGTTTCTGCTCTCTCTTCGGCTCTCATGCGGTTTTCTCCTGCTTATCCATAAGAGCCTTGACAGTCAGACGGCCGTATTCTTCGGCTTCTTGCCTTGTTTTATATGTGTTTTGCGGATTTGTAATAGGAAATGCTTTTGTTTCGGTTAATTCGTCATCTACGAAAATACGCACGATGAAAGCGCGTGATTTTTGATATTCGTCTTGATCGGGATTAACGGTATAAAATGCGATGCACATAAGAAAGCCCCTTCACTGGCTAGAGTTAAAGGGGCTTGATGTTTGTAAAGACTTGCGCCCCTTGATGGGGTGCAATATATAAGGGAGTAGCTCTTTTTGTAGCATTTCATCTCCCTAAGATGAAAATGTTTGAGGAATTCCCGAATAAATGGACCTATTTTATGAGTATACCTAAACTCTCTCCTAAAAAGACTTCTGCGGAATACTTTACTAACTTGGTCGAAGAATACATTTACTTTGTACCTATGATGTATAAGTCAGAATTGATTCAATACTTCAGTTTGAAATATAGTGAAACAAAAAGTGAATATCTAAAAGATAGATATAAAAAAATACTAATAATCCTGCGGGATTAG